CTAACCTCCACTCTTGGTGTATTTTTAAAAGGTTTATAGCTTCTTCTAGTTTCATGATTTAAAGGTTTCGTTGTAATAATCAATACCTCCTACCCAAACTTCACAATTACTTGTTCCCCTAGATTTCCTTAGTTTATTTCCGTGGGCTTCTATAATCTGTTGCTTTTCCATTTCTATAGCTTGTTTCATTGCTTCACGTACAGTCATTGTACTATCTGTAATTTGCTCTATTAAAAATTCTACTGCTGTCTGTTTCATAGCTCTAATGTTTTAAGGTCTGCTTCAACCATTTGATCTACTAATTTAAACGCTAACTTCACCAGGTTGTTTGCATCTTCTTTTAGTCCGTTAATCTCTGTAATCTTTAAGATGTTAGTAAGGTCTATCTCGCTAAAATCTATTATATTTTTCTTCAACTGTCTTTTCATTTTGTAAGTATTTCGTAAATTGTAAATGCTAAAATTAATCCTGCTATTCCTATTATTGTTAAGAATAATTTTAATAGGAACTTCATCTCTTTTATATTCTTATCGTCTTGGAACTCTCTCATCTTAAATGTTTTTAACTGAAATTGAACTTTTGCTAAATGTTACGATTGGACGTTTTAAAATCTCTCCAGTACTTTCATCTAAGCTTGCTAAACTACTTAAAGCAACTTGCTTGTACTTATCTTCAATCTCTTTTAAATTAGCTTTAGCAATCTGATATTCTTCAATTTCTGAATAGTCAATCATTCTACGTCCTTCTACTTTCGTAAATTTAAAGTTACCAAAATTAAAAGTTTTCTCAGTACGTTTCTCAGCTTCATCTATTGCCAGCATTTGTATTTCAATCTTAACCTTCTGCGCTAACTCTTCAATCTCTTTTGCTTTACCGAATAGCTCTAAAGCATTTAGTTCCCCGTTTCTAACTGCTTCGATTAGTATTCCGAAGTAATCTTGTAGCGTAGTTGGTGTGATTTCAATAACGCTTTCTCTTTGTTGTCTTTCTAAATTATTCATCTTTTAGTTATTTCGTTAATTTCTAATTGTTGTTGTGCTGTTAATGTGTATGCTGTTTTAAGCTTGTCAAACACGTCTAACTCTAAACCTTCGTATCTACTAACTGCTTTCTCAAATAATGCAACAGAGCAAATAGGTTTCGTTATTGCTTGTGGCGCACTTGCTTTTTGACCATCGTCATCATCAGATTGTAACGATAAAATCGCCGAAATTTGGTAACGACGGTAGTACGTAATTTGAGACCCGAGAGCCTGCGCAGTTAAGTTTGGAGTTAGTTCAATATTACTCTCAATCATTTCTCCGTTATCAATGTCTATTATCTGTGTGAACACTTTACCGTCTTTAATCGGCTGTAATAGTATTAAACCTTTTTCTAGTAGTATTGGTTCAACTGCATCAATTAAAGCGTTTAAATCGGCATAAGTATTTTTAAAGTGTGGGTTCTTAGCGTTCTTTTTAACTACTCCTATCTCTTGCTTAGCTGCGTGTATTTTTGCGTATATTTTCATAATTATTTATTTAATAATTTTTTAAACCAAAAGTATAATTCTTCAATTTGTTCTAGACTATCTTTATTGTCAGTGTATACACTTTTTATCACTGGCTTATTGTCTGGTTCAGCACTCCAACCATTTTCGTAATATCTAATCTCAATTTTTTGAACGTGTCCGTAATATTCAACAAAGAATTTATCTTTATTATTTGTCTGCATCATTTCAGCAGCTAATATCATTAAGTCTTTTATGTTTTTCATAATTCTTGATTTTTAAGGTAAATTTCTACTAATTCATTTTGCATCCATTCTTGCTCGAATAATTCTGTAATATCTACGCCAGCAACGTACACCCTTAATACATAAACATATTGAACGTCTTCAGGGAATCTATTGTCGTAGCTATCTTGAAATTCTACTTCTAAATCAATATCTTTATAATTGATAAATGTTGTTTTTGCATGACTAGGAATTAATTTCTTTAAATCAGCTATGCACTCTTCTAGTGTTTTAATTGTGTTTCTCATAATTATTTGTTTATTGCTTTTAAATACTGTAAGTATAATTCATAATTAAAGCTTCCTGTTGTAGCTTCTGCTTGTCCTTTTGATTTCCACCATTTAATACAGATTCCTAAAGGTGGTGCGATGTACGTGTTTTCGTTTTCCATAATTTGTGTTTTTTATTAATTGTTATGTCTTATGACGTTTCAAAGTTAATCATAATATTGACTATTACAAACTTTATTATAAAATAATTGCTATTTATATTAATTCTAAATAAGAAGACCGAACAACTTTCGCTATTCGGCCCAATTTAACCTAACCAGAAAAAAACACGGGAAATTATGAAAAACCCGTGTAAATATAGTAATTATTTCTTAATAAACAAATCAGCTTCTTTACGTCTTCTTTTAATCAAACCTTGTAGTAACTTACCACCACCCGTAACGTAATGATTAATCCACCAATCATAAATAACTTCATCTGTGGCTTTTTGGTTTACTAATCTGAATAAAGCTTGTGAGCTTCCACAGTTCCAACAAAAAGACACCAGGGCATCGTATTGGTTTTGTGTTACAGTAACCTTAATATTTCTATCTACTGTAGCTTCGTATTTAGGTAGCAACTTTAACAGTAACATATCCGCTTCTACTTGGCTAATCTTTTGACCCATTAGAACCTTACTACCATCTAAGTAGAACGTGTTACCAAAACCAATTGTCCAAACACCAGCAGGGCATTTATAACTTTTCAGCTTGCACCCTTCAAATAGTTTTATTAATTCAATACCTTTTTGGCTCGTTTTCATATTTTAATTTATTTTATCTCAAAATGCATCCAATCAAAATTCTTTTCCCTACCCAAAGAAACAAAACCATGTTTGTAAAATATGTCAATCATTTTAGCGTACTCAGGACGTGCAAATCTAGCCGTCTTATTAGTTTCTTTTAATTGGTTTCTTTGAGGATCTAAATCAATTGCTATGCCCCATGAATGCCGACTAAACTCTGTACCCCCTCGCATTTTTCTATAATTAAAACAACCGCCAAACTTATCTATCCCTAAACGTACAATTTCAGGATACGTATAAACACTTAGCAACTCATTAAACACGTCTAAAAAGTTTTGTTTAACAAGCCTATGGCATCTCATTTTGTTCACTGGCTTGCCATCGTAAACCATTGGATAAGGCAAAGCTATACTTTCTAAATAACCGACTCCGCCCTCGTTAGGTGGTCCGTATCTTTTAATACATTCAGCTGTTGTTATCATATTTTAGTCAACTTAGAAATTGTCGCAGCAGTTGCGCCTATTGTAACTAGCACCGCACCAACCGCAGCCGTTACAGGGAACGTAACTAATGCACCACCAACTAAACCTACTACTATACCAGCGTGAATTAATTTCTTAAAGAAACGCGGTGTTTCTGATAACCATCTTTTTTTTATCTCTTTCATATTAATTGTATTTTATATCGTAAAATTTTCCGTTAACATTCTCAAATGTATCTTGTAAGTCCTTTGGCAGTAAATCAATGCCGAATGAAAATATATTATAACAAGCTAATATCTTATCAAAGTTAGTTAAATAATGTTCACATGAAAATATAGCATCTATTCTGTGTTGAAAGCTTACAATTACATCGTGTCTAAATTTCTCAAACAATTGAATAACGTAGTCAATATCGTTTTTGTCTATACCTCTATCGCTCCAATGCGCTTTGATTTGCTTAACATATTCAGTGTGCATTCCCCACATAGCCGCTAGTATCATTCTCTTTAACTCATCACTACTTACCTTTGTGAAGTCGTTATCTAAAAACTCATTAAACTTTTCATAGCAAACATCACATTTAAAACTAACGAAATCGCATGACATTCTCGACTTAGTAGCATCATATTTGCCATGTGAATAAAACTTTAAAAACATAGCTTCATTCTTAACCCTTTCTAGTGTGTTGAATATATCATGACTTTTCAAATCTATAATATCCTTATCAATTGTTTTCTTAAACTTTATATTTGTTAAGATCGTGCTAATTGGCTTCCTAAAAAAGTACATAGCACCTAGTAATATAATTGCAAAGAATAGCAAGTAAGGTGGTAAGTTAGACTGTGTAATGTACTTTATGAACTCCATTATTCAAAAGGGTTAACCTGAACCTTTGGCTCGTATATAATTAAATCTAAATCCTTAACCCAAAGATAATCATTATTATCACAATAATTCATTTCCTCTATGGAAATCACCCAGTTGTCGTTTAAGTCCTGAATAGGATTGAAATAAGAATCCGTAGTGTACTGTTTACCAACTATTAAGTCTTTTTGTTCAATAGTTAATAGACCTACATAGGTAGTCCATTCTGCTTGTGTTATGTCTGTTAGTTTCATATTACTTGGCGAGATAAAGTGGTTTGGAATGCTTGTACGGCTGTGTAAAAATTAGCTGCTTCACCATCTGTTAAACCGTTATGTATAGCATTAAATGCAAACTCTTCATCGTCTGGGAATTGTAAAGAATTTTGCCATGACAACCCACCGATAAAAAATTTGTCACCAGCTGCTCCCGGTAATCCAGTAGAAGCAACAGCTCCATTCCCTAAAGATGTCCCGTTTCTGAATAGTTTAGAATAAGCGGACGTACTTCTTGACGCAGTGAAAAACCCACGTGAATCAGTAATACCTGAATAAACATCGCCAGCATAAACAGTGGTAGCAATTCTGGTTTGCATATTGTTTCCAGTATATCTTGCATAAAGCATAAATTGATAATTTGA